CTGGTAAGGCATTTTGGGGAGGGGTACCCCCATGCCCTGGCGGAGTCCTGGCGGAAGCACTGACAGCAATTAACAGGTAAAATTTATATAACATATGTGTTATAAATGTATAGCAGTTATGTTATAACATACTGCATAGGAATTTGCTGAATATCATAACAAAAGATGTATAAAGAAATTGCAAAAAATTATTGCATTTTATGGCCGGATGTGATAATATATAGATGGTGAGAGGAGAACTAACACCAAAAACAAAATGAAATGAGGTAAACAGAAATGAAAAAAATTATCAATCAGAACAATGAAGAAATGAGCGTTGTGTATTCTGATGCAGGTTTTGAGGTGTTTAACGGGAGTGTGTGGAGCACTTTTGATACTCTCCGGGCTATTAGTCTTGATGTTTTTGGCTGTACCACATACGATAACGACAACGGAGCTATTATAATAGCATTTAGCAATTATTCCGCCACCACGGCTAATTGGATTGTGTGTTTCAAATCCCTGGAAAGTGGCGATATTTTTACTATCGCAAAGGGCTGAAAAGCCCGCTTAATGCAGCCGTGGCCCGTCACAAGCCGGGATAAATGCAGAGTGGGCGAACACAGAAATTAAAGAACTGAATTGAACAGAAAAGAGGTAAATTAAAATGACAATGAAAGCAACCCGCCAACAACTGAAAGACTTTGCAAAAACCTTTAATCTCCCTTTGTACCGTGTTTCATATGGTTATCTTCCTTTTAGAGAGGATCACCCTGGCGTTGTAGAAGTAGCCTATAACTGTGGTGTTTATGGTTGGAACTGGACAGCATACATGTATGAGGGCGCTATCTATTGCTACGGTTATCGCAATCTTATTGGTGAGAAAAAGGAGGGTTAATTATGAATCGTAAATTTCTTAATAAAGTAGTTGCCTATTGTTCCCAACCAGGTGTAAACTTTTACGCCACAAAGGCCGGATATGTTTACACATATCATCATCCATTTGTATTTCAGCAGTCTTTTTACGATATTTTCTGCATGGAGCAAGACAAGCCCAAACCCCGGCGCATCTGGAATGTGGAAACGGGAAAGGAGATTGAAACAAATGTTAAATGATACTATTATCCCGTGTGCTGTATTCCTGATTATCTGTTTAGCTATTTACGCATGGGGTATCAAACAATGATTAACTTTAACTATTTGTGATGGTGCATCGAGAACATGAAGCGGGGTATTTACTCCCCGCTCTCCCCTGAAAAGATTTTAGCTAAAACCCATCACCTTTACACAAAAGGGAACTTAACAGTAAAAGAATACCGTTGGCTTCTGATGGAATGTGAAGCCCTAATGAGAGGTGAATAGTAATGCCGTATTATGTGATATCAAATAGAAAATACCCATTTGAAAGCCCAGTAAAAGCAATTAGGTTTGCATGTTGTCAAGCTATTATGCATGGCAAGGCTACCGTAATAGATGGATTAGGAGATAGATTGGGCTACGCTAACTTCTTTGGAGGTTTGTATGTATTTTGGCACAAGTCGCTATGCAGAGCCGATTATTGCATTATAAACGAGGGATTAGAGTACTTGGGGGATTTTTCCATGGACATAAAGACGAATTGGAGGTATTATGGATATTTCAGTTGACCGCTCTCCCTGTGAAGTCTGCGAATATAAAATGAACGGCTGTGAACCCATGACCGCCACCGATGGCCATAAGTTTTGCCTGTTCTGCCGCTTTGGCATCGGCTCTTTCCCATGGCATGAAATAATGGAGGAAATTAAATGAAATGGCTTGTGTATGAAACAGATAAAAAGGTGACTACCCTTGCGCATTAGTATCATCCTATTTGGAAGCGGTACAGATTGTTCTTGTAATATGTATGTGTGAAAATATTAGAGACGGTTATAGTATCACAATTAAGCCCGTGAAAGGAGGTGACAACAATGACCCTAACACTTGCATCAAGTAAAGGCTTTGTCCTCGGTTACAAATTCGGATTCAATGGCAAGCTCAACGCCTGCACCGTAAATGTTTCCCCAGATGGGTCTGGATTCTTCATTTACTCTATTGGATTTTCCGAGTTCATTCCAGCAAGCAAAATGAAGCGTTACAGCTTTATCGAATCCCTTGAAACAGGTCACAGGCTGTATAACATCAAGGGCCGGTGGGTTGGAGGTGACTAAACTGCATGATTCTAACCCACAACCCCACATTCCTTATCCTGCTTATCTGTGCCGGTATCCTCTGTACCGTCTGCCTAATCTGGATTGGGATAATCGCACTTGTCCAGAAATTGTACGCCCGCCTGACGAGCCGCAAACACGGCGAAACCGGAGAGCACTAACGCTCCCGGTCGTGGGATAACCAACAGCGCAATGTATATTACAACAAACCACAAATTATTAAACAAAAGGAGTTAATCAAAATGAGCAAAATCACCCGTACTATCAAGAGCACAGAAGTTGCCTATCGAACCGTTAAGAATGGTGTCCTGTCCGATGAGGTCAAGACCATTCATGTCATGGGCAACATCCCCGCCGTAAAGGCTGCTCGTAAGGCCGAAGACCTGAAAGGCACCGACACTGTGGTTATCGTTTCCGAGGTTGTCACCGAGAAACTGTACGCAATGGACTTTGATAAGTTCATCGATAACGCCGAAGTAATCGAAAAGTAATTAAGAAAAGGAGAATTTATTATGGCTAACAACACTGTACTGTACGACCTGAACAACGCTGAATCCTACTGCTCAATCAAGGGTGAATCCCGTGAGGCCCGTGTAGCCGTCTACAACGCCATCAATAGCCCCGACCACAAGCTGTCTGACTTTATCGGTAAGCGCATCGAAGTCACAGACCTTTGCATCGAGCGTGTCGAGAATATGAACAAGGAAACTGGTGAGATGGAAGCTAATGCTCGTGTGGTGCTCATCGATAAGAACGGCGAAAGCTATACTTGTGTTTCCGGGGGCATTTACTCCGCTGTTAAGAAGCTCGTTACCGTATTTGGCGAGCCCACTTGGGAACCTGCCTTGCCTATCGAGGTACAGAACATCTCTACCAAGAACGGGCGCAAGACTATGACCCTGAAAGCCGTATAACCTGTACGAGTAGAACACGCCCCCCGACATCCCACCGGGGGCTATTCTTCACCTTAAAGGAGGACGAAATGGATTTTACAGATGTATTGAGCGCTCTGTGGAAAGGGCACTATGTTGAGTTTTCTTTACTTGAGCATTATCTTGGACTTACTTTTGGGGAGTGCATGAAAAATTTGCAATTTGCCAGATTTGTAAAATGGAATAAAGTTGGTAACGGGCAGGATATCACATGCGCCTTTAAGAACCATAAGGGTAAAGGTGATTATTGTTTAACAAAAGATGGGCTTATTCTGACAAATGAGCTATAAGGAGGTAATTTATGAAAACGGGAATTGACATTAGCTATGCTAACAACACCTACGCCCCGATAGACTTCACCAAGCTGAAAGGTAGTATCGACTTTTGCATCATCCGCTGTGGCTATCGTGGCTATGGTGACGGCACCTTGAAAATTGATGGCTGGTTCAAGAAGAACTTGAACGGCTGCATTGTAAATAACATCCCGTTCGGCGTGTACTTCTTCACCCAAGCCATTACCCCGGAGGAAGCCCGTGAGGAAGCCCACTTATGCCTGAAACTTGTAAAAGACTTGCAGATGGGATATCCGATTTACATTGACACAGAGGAAAGTGGCCACAAGCAAAACAATGGTAGGGCAGACCATCTTACCCCGCTTGAGCGTACTGCCTGTGTCGAGGCGTTCTGCAAAGAGATTGAAGCAGCCGGGTATTATGCAGGTATTTACTGTTCCGAATCGTGGTGGAACAACAAGTTGATTCCTTACAATCTCCAGGCCTATGACACATGGGTTGCTAATTGGAATCGTGAGCCTAAAGTCAAGTACGGCATGTGGCAGTATTCCGCAAAAGGAATCAGCGAGGGAATCCGTGGCTATGTTGACATGAACAAAACTGCCAAGGACTACCCGGCCATTATGAAAGAAAATGGCTTGAACGGCTTTGCTGCCAGGGGCGAAGTTTGGCAAGTAACAATTTGGGGTTTAAGTGAATCCGAGTACGAGGAAGTATGTCACTGGCTACAAGAGATGGACTTTCCGCATGATGACAAGAAAGTGAGGGACGAGTGATGGCTATTTCCGAGAGCGAGCAAAACCGTATTGCGGCGAAAATCCGTAAGCGGAATAAAGTAGCGAAGAAGTTGAATAGCATTGGGCCGACAGTTCCGATTCCGATGATTCCTGCTGCAAAGACAGCCGAGAACTTGAGCAATATGAACGACCTTGCCCGTCTTGAGCGCACACTTGATGCTTTCTTGGATGCACCAGAGTATATAGTCCGGCGTGGCCGTCAAGAGATAGCCGCCCCGATGCTGGCCGAAATGAGAGCACGAGTGGAAGCCAACAAGGAGGAAGTGCTTGAACAGGCCGAAACGGCACATGCTTTAATGAGGGAACGGGGTATTCTGGCCACCGGTTTGCCGTCCAATGTTGACCCCTCATGGGACGATAGAATAGCTTCTTTTGCTCCAAATTGGAGAGAGCCGGAGGATTTTACAAGACCTGAATACTTTCGGAAATTCATTGAGTCCGTATATACGAAGCAGCTACAAGGAAGCCGACAAGATAAATTCAAAACACAATTCGGAGAGGGCTATGCAAAGGCTTTCAAAGAACAGGTGATACCGCATTTGAAGAATGCAGAAGATAGAAAGAAAGCAAGAGCCATTTGGAAGCAGTTGAAGAACGCAAGTGCAGAGGACTTTATGAATGTATATTACACTGACATTAACGGTGACTTTGGTTACATTTACACAGGTGACACAGATGACAAGGCAAAAGAAGTAGTTCAGGGTGTGGCAAGAATGTTCGGCTTTGAGCTTCCTTATTGAAATTTACCGCAGACTTTGAAACGACTACCGATAAGAACGATTGCAGGGTATGGGCATACGCTCTTTGTGAGATAGGAGGTGAGTATAGTACGACTGTCGGAAACAGCATAGACGATATGTTCTCTAAAATCTCCGACAAAAACCATACGCTCTACTTTCACAACCTGAAATTTGACGGTGAATTTATATTGTATTGGTTATTTCAGAACGGCTATACTCATGTGAAAGACCAAAAGGAACTGACAACGAAGACATTCTCAACGCTGATATCTAACATGGGAGTGTTCTACACGATTACTATATGTCATAAAGCAAGTGGAAGAAATAAAATCTGTACGAAAATCATAGACAGCTTGAAGATAATCCCGTTTAGCGTGGAAGTGATAGCACAGAGTTTCAAGCTACCGATAAGCAAACTTGAGATTGATTATAAAGCATACCGAGAGCCAGGCCACGAGTTGACCAATGAGGAAATTGCATACATTCAGAACGATGTTAAGATTGTAGCAATGGCCCTGAATACGCTGTTTGACCAAGGCTTGAAGAAAATCACGCAAGGCTCTAATGCCCTGTATGACTACAAATCTACCATAGGCGGCGAGCTGAAATTCCGTGATGCTTTCCCGGAACTAAAGCCGGAGGATGATATGATTATCCGCAAGGCTTATCGGGGTGGTTTTACCTATTGCAATCCGAGATTCCAAAACAAGCGGTTGGGTGCTGTGAGCGTATTCGATGTGAACAGCCTGTACCCGTCACAGATGTATACAAGGCCACTCCCGTATGGTCAGCCTGTGCGTTTCCTTGAGAAGTACGAGTACAATCCAGAGTACCCGCTTTATGTGCAGCGCATCCGATGCCGTTTCAAAATCAAAAAGAACATGATACCAACGATTCAGATTAAGAACACCATGAGCTTTATTCCGAACGAATATTTGACGAGTACCAAGGGAGAGGAAGTTGTGCTAACGCTTACTTCTGTTGACCTTGAGCTGCTGGAATCTCACTACAATGTGGAGATAAGTGAATATCTCGGCGGCTACATGTTCAAGGCTAAAACGGGAATGTTCCATGATTATATTGACAAGTGGATGGAAGTAAAAGCACAGTCTACGATTGAGGGCAACGGCGGCATGCGCACACTTGCCAAGCTGATGTTGAACGCTCTTTATGGCAAGTTCGGCTTGAAGATGCAGTGTCAATCCAAGATTCCTTACTACACGGAGGATGGGCTTGTAAAGTATCGGGACGGCGAGGAAGAACTCCGTAAGCCTGTATATATTCCGATGGCCTGTTTCATCACGGCATGGGCAAGGTACACAACCATATCAGCAGCCCAAAAAGTGTATGCCCGATTCGTCTATGCTGATACTGACAGTTTGCACCTAATAGGCCATGAGATTCCGGAGGGCCTTGATGTAGATGCTACTCGTCTTGGTGCATGGGATTATGAAATGCAAGCTGATGATGCTATATTCCTCCGTCAGAAAACATACATGGAACATCCTTGCGGTAAGAGCGCCGAAGAATTTAAGAAGAAAAACCCCGAAACCTATGAAGAAACGCGCGGATGGAAAATCACATGCGCTGGTATGGCTAAAGGCTGTTACAAGTATGTGACCCCGGATAACTTCAAGATTGGAACAACTTACCAAGGCAAGCTCCGGCATGAGCGGGTTCGTGGCGGCGTTGTTCTGACCGAGGATGAATTTACGATTCGTACTTGACAAAATTATGATAAAGTTGTATAATGAAGATAGGGACAGGGGCGGGATAAAAGTACCGATTCCGGAGAGCAACGGGGTGAAATCCGCCGGATGGGCCGGGCTTGCTACCTTGCTTTTATCCTCCCTGCTTCCGACTTAAAGAAAGGGTGAGCAGATGTATTATAATGTTGATGATGCTCTGTCGTATAACGCTCTGTTCACTATGGTGATGGGCGGTCGTGGCATTGGTAAAACCTACTCCGCCAAGAAAAGAGCCATCAAGAATTTTTTGAATAAGGGAGAACAGTTTGTTTACATGCGGCGTTACAAGTCGGAGTTGAAGAAGATAAGCACTTTCTTTTCCGACATTGCCAAGGAATACCCGGAGCATGAGTTCAAGAGCAGCGCTAAAGGATTCTTTATTGACGGCAAACAAGCGGGCTTTGTAATGACTTTGAGCACACAGGTGATTGAGAAGTCAACCGCTTATCCCGATGTTTCCCTTATTATTTTCGAGGAATTTCTAATTGACCCCGCATCCAACTATCATTACTTGCGCAACGAGGTCGAAACTTTCCTTGAAGCATATTCCACGGTTTCAAGAGATAGGGATGTAAGAGCCTTGTTTCTTGCTAACAACATATCTATGTATAACCCCTACTTTTTGTATTTCGGGTTACACTTGGCGGAGGGAGAAACCCGCTGCCGAGTGAAAGACGGTGACATTATCCTCTTAAAAGTAAGTTCAGAGGACTTTGCTACTCACATGTTCCAAACGAGATTTGGCCGCATCGTAGCGGGCACCAGCTATGGTGATTATGCTATCGGCAATGTGTCCCTCCGGGATGATACCGAGTTTCTTGAGAAGAAGCAGGGAACGGCATATTACTACTACGGGTTTTACTACGGCGGCAACTTCTACGGAGTATGGCGTGATGATAAGTTAGGGCTGATGTACTGCTCCGAGGATTACGACCCGTCTTACCCTAAAAAATATACATTGAGCATGAGCGACCATTCCCCGAATACACTGATGGTTCGTTCCGCCCGAAATGAGCCTATGTGGCGGTTAACTACGATTATATTCAAACAAGGTAAAATGCGTTTCGAGAGCGGTAAAGCCAAAAGTGCCTGGATAGGTGTCATGCGCATGCTGAATGAAATACGAGTGTAAGGAGGTAAACTCATGGATATCAATGAAATTGTAAACCTTATCAGTTCTATTGGCTTCCCTGCTGTGGTGTGTATTCTGCTCCTGAAAAATAACCAAGACCAAAGCGATGTTATCAGAGAAAACACCAGAGTTATTCAGGCATTGGCCGACAGAATTGACAGTATTCTTCACAAAGGAGGTGAATGAGGATGCCTAGACTTACCAAGGACGAGCACGAAGCCTACATGAAAACTATCATGGGGCTGTATGACAATCCCGATGATGCTGCTGAAATGGTGGGCCGTCTGCGTGACGATTATGCCGCTTCCCTTGAAGTGGTTGACAGCGCTGGCGTGGAGCAGAGCGTTTATGACGCCCTGTATACCAATTACCAGACCCTCCGTGAGCAGTACATTGACCGTTTCTTTGGTGGCGAATCCGAGATTGAGGAAGTCAAGACCAAACAGACGGAGGACATCAAGGAAGATTCCGAGGAACTCACCTACGAGAATCTGTTCAAGAAAGCTGAATCTTATACTGGAAAGGATGATGAGTAATGGCTGACGGCGTAAAGCTGCTTAATACTATCCGAGCCAACAGCTCCGCTGTGTATCAGGATAGAATCCCCGAAGCTACTGCCGAGAATATTCACGATGTTGGTGATGCTATTCTCAATTTTGAAGCGCAGGCAAACGAGTTCGTTAATGCCCTGATTAACCGTATCGGGCTGGTTATCCTCAATAACCGTATGGCTTCCAACCCTCTGGCCGCCCTCAAGAAAGGCCGCCTTGCTGTTGGTGAAACCATCGAGGAGGTCTATATCGATGTTATCAAGGCACAGACCTATGACCCCCGTGCTGCGCAGGACACTCTGTTCAAGCGCCACCTCCCCAATGTTCTCTCCGTGTTCCACTCCGTGAACAGTGAGCTGAACTATCCGCTGACCATTTCCAATGAGCAGCTCCGCAAGGCGTTCCTGTCCTATGACAGCCTTGACCGCTTCATTGCTGGACTGGTTGACAGCATGTATAAATCCGCTACTCTGGATGAGTTCATCCTGATGAAGCAGTTGATTTCCGAGTATGGAGAGGGTGGCCGGTTCATTGTTGAGCCTATTACCGCTGTTACCGATGCTGCGACCGCTCGTGAGGCAATGATTAAGATTAAGGCCGTGTCCGATGGCATGACCATCTTCAACAACGCCATGAACTACGCTGGTGTATGGACTTCTACTCCCAAGGAAGACCAGTACCTCATTACCACTCCCGACTTCAACGCTCGTATGGATGTCGATGTGTTGGCTGCTGCGTTCCATATGGATAAGGCGGAGTTCGCTGGTCATGTTATCGTTGTCGACAATATCGGTGACCTTGCCGACAACGGTATTGAGGCTATCTTGGTAGACAAGAACTGGTATCAGGTTTATGACTACCTCCGCACTTTCAAGACCGCTTACAACGGCGAGGGCCTGTACTGGAATTACTTCTATCATGTGTGGACTGTATATTCCCTGTCCCCGTTCTCCAACGCTGTGGCGTTCGGCAGCACTACCGCTACCGTGACTAATCTGTCCGTAACTCCTGCTACTGCCACTGTTAAGGCTGGCGGCTCTGTCCAGCTTGAAACTGCCGTAACCGGCGCAGGCAATCCTACCTCCAAGTGCACCTTTGCTATCTCTGGTGCCACTGACCCCGAAACCACTGTGTCCTCCATGGGCCGTGTGATTCTGGGTAGTCTGGAAAAGGGTAGCGAGGGCACCAGCAAGAATCAGATTACTGTCACCGCTACCTCGGTCCAGGACACTTCCAAGACCGCTACCTGCACTATCACTGTTGGTTAATCCCAAGCCGGGGTGGGCTAATCACCTGCCCCGGCAATTCTCTTAAAGGAGGGAAATTAAATGGCTACTCCCAATACGATTGTAAAATTGTATAGCGGGATTCCTGCTGACCCTACTTATCAGAATGTTCTGCAATGGGACACAGTGGAGGAACAGGCGGCGTTTTTTGCGAATCACACACCGATTGTTACCTATACGGACTTTCTGCCGTTTGATAACAGTCGGCCAATGCGTGTAAAACTGGTGTATGAACAGTGCTATAACATCAATTATGTAGCATATCAGAATCATCGATTCGGGAATAAATGGTTTTATGCTTTTGTTACCAATGTTGAATATGCTTCTCCCGAAAGCACAAACCTTTATCTTGAGGTTGATATCTGGGCCACTTGGCAATTTGACCTTACTTTCAACAAAAGCTATGTGGAGCGGGAGTGTGTAAGCAATGATGCCATTGGCGCTAACACAGTGCCAGAGGATTTGGAACTCGGCCCGTATGTAGCAACGAAAACTTCTTCAAGACCTTTTACTGATTTACAGCTATTTGCACAAGTTACAGAAGTTGTAGATGAAGCTACCGTACTTGCACCAATGGCCCCGCAAAAACTTGGTGGGCTTCCGCAAACAGTATATACATATAACTTTGGATTTCTTTCTACATTGAACTTTAATTCCGTACAAGAATTTATTGATGCATATGCTAAAGCTGGTAAAAGTGATGCTATAATTTCTTTTTATCTGTCCCCGCATATTGGCACAATAGGAGCAAATGTTGCTTCTGAAATTCATGCTCCTGCTGCAAGAACATTATCCATTGTGCCGAGAAACAACAAGCTATACACTTACCCCTATTGTGCGTTATCTATACATACTATAACTAACGCTAATGTGCTTCGATATGAATTGTTTTCCAAAGCCCCCACCTTAAAAATTGAGCTGGCTTTTGGTGCAAACCCTACGGCTGCAATAACCCCTTTAAGCTATGAGGGTATGGAATACAATGTGAAATATCAAGTATCTGCCGGTGGTTTTCCTCTTTTACCGTGGGTAAGGGACTACTATCAGAACTGGCTTGCACAGAATAAAGCAGCTCAAGTTGTTGGTGCTGTACAAGGAGTTGTTGGTGGTGCTGCCACAGGCGCTCTTGCTGCTGCTAAAATTGCTGCTGGAAGTGCTGCTGGCGCTGCTGCGGGAGGTCTGACTGGTGCTGCTGTTCTTGGCACAGCTGCTTTGCCTGTTGCTGCTGCGATAGCAATACCTGTTGCGCTTGCTGTTGGTAAAACCTTAACTGCTATGTACCATGCGCAGGTAATGCCTGATACTTTAAGCGGTAGTGCTGCTGCTGCTGATGTAAATAGTGCTTCGGGTGCAAATGGGGTGTATACAGAATGTATGGCTATTCGACCTGAATATGCAAGAATTATAGATGACTATTTTTCGATGTATGGTTATGCTGTACATAGGGCTAAAGACATTGAACTACATTCTCGGACTAATTGGAATTACATTAAAACTATTGGATGTAATGTCATTGGTGAATGTCCTGCTCCTGTGCTGGCAACGATTAAAGGTATCTTCGACAACGGCGTAACCCTCTGGCACAGCGGTACATTCAATTACGGCACCCTCGCAAATCCAATCATTTCTTGAAAGGAGGTAAACCATGGCTAAAAATAAAAATCGACCCGCAACAATTCTCCCCAACGAAAGGAACAATGCACTACTCGGAAATGGCGTTCTCGATACCCTATACCGAGGCCGTCTGCACGAGCTGGCTATGGCCCGCTTCAAGTGGGAGAATCTTCCGCCTGAAATTGACGAGCGTTACCTTGAAATGAGCCTGAATGAAACTGGTATGGTAGCTTTCTTCCGTGACAACATTGCGGAGAAATTCGTAGTGCAGCCCTGCCTTGCAAATGGCCCTTGGGACAATTACGGCTATCCGCTGCGCATCGAAACATGGAACAACTGGAACAGCTATCGGCGTTTTATGAGAGCTTACATTACGCAGAAAGAAAAGCGGCAGGGGAAAGAGCCTGACAAGTATGTGGTCGTGTTTAATAATATGATACGCTGCCCAACTTTCCCATGGCTCGACTACTACGCCGACCAGCTCTATGACATTGACCAGACCCGTTCCATTAACCTCCGAGCGCAAAAGACCCCGGTTATGCTGCGGGGCACAGATAAGCAGAGGTTGACCCTCAAGAACATTTGGCTAAGCTATGACGGTAACACTCCTGTTATGATTGTGGATGAATCCGTTGATAAGGACAGCTTTGCAGTTCTCAAGACGGATGCCCCGTTCCTTGGTGAACAGCTTACCACAATGCGCCACCATATCATGGGTGAAATCATGATTTATCTCGGCTACGAAACACAGGAGGCAACCCAAAAGGCCGAGCGTGTACTTGCTGGCGAAGTGGAAGCAGCTACTTCTGAATCCATGAGCTATCGCTACTCTCCGCTTATCATGCGTAGACAGGCGGCAGACAAAATAAACGACATGTTTGGCCTTAACATTGAAGTTAACTTCCGTCAGCCGAAGTCCTCCCTTGTGGAATTTGACAACCCGCTGGCCCAGTTGGCGCTGGATTCTGAACAGGCTCAAGAGATTGGAGGGATGGCAAGTGTCTAAATACACAACCGAACTGCGGTACATTATCGAAAGCGGCTATGAGTTACAGGCGCTCAAGTCCTATCCAATCTTTGACGAGAATTACAGGCAGGTATTGAATCAGTACATTCTTAATCATTTCTGGATGCGTGAAATTGGTTTTGAAACTGTTGGAGAATTTGACCTGTATCTCGGAAACACAATGAACGAAATCATGCCATACTACAACGGAATGTTCAAGATGGCTATGAGCGAAATTGACCCTCTATCGAACTACAAGTACACCGAGAAGTTAGATAAGAGCGAAACTGGCAACAGTCAGACCGCATCTAATTCTAACTCGAAATCTAAAGTTGTGGAGAGTACCCCGGCGGATGGTCTTGTTGATATGGATGATATCGAGAATCACCTGTATGCTTCTTCCGCAAGTCTTTCGCAGGGAAACACAACCGGCAGCGGCTCCGTAAACTCCACGACAGAAACGGACTATGTTAAAACGGTGAGCGGTTACACTGGTATCGGTGTGGGTAGGCTGTATGATGAATACCGGCGGTATGTGGTCAGCGTTGTACGGCTGCTTATGAATGACCGTGACCTGAATCAATGTTTTATGGGGGTGTATTAACATGATTAGTCCTTTGCCCTATTGGAATTTTAACCCCGTTCTGCCTACTGTTTTCGATGATAGCTTGAGCTATCTTGAGATGGTAAGCAAGCTGTATTACAAACTTGAAGAAGTTATTCAGGAAGTAAACGACATTGACCAGGATGCTATTGAACAGGCACTCAATGACATGCGGGCCGAAATCCTCAAGTTTGAGGGTCAGGTGCAGGAACAGTACAACGCTCTTGATGCCAAGTTCCAAGAGCAGTATGAGGAGCTGAACAACAGCGTTATTGATTTGGCGGATTCTGTGGCTTCCTCTGTTGAAGAACTCGATATGAAGATTCATAACCTGGGCGAGAGCCTTAAAGATATTATGGATTTGAAGATTGAGGAGAACAACGAGTATATCTTTGAGAGTATCGCTTCCGAGATTATTGGTATTAAGGTGCTCAACTACTTCACCGGTGAGAAAGTCACGGTGCAGGAAATGTTTGACTACCTTGCCCAGCTCCATGCAACGGATGGTATCACTGTTACCGAGCTTATTGCTCGACAGAAGACAGTCAGTGAGCTGATTGCGCTCAACTTCACCTATGAACAGCTTGCCAAGAACGGCAAAAACATTATTGTATAAGGAGGTAATGCTGTATGAAACAGACTACTAACTTTCAGTTGAAAACCGTGGAGGGCGCTGACCTTTTCAACCCTCTGACCCAGTATAATCCTAACTGGGAAACCATTGACGATGTAATGAAAGCCAATCAGACGGCGGGTGTTACTACGGCTACACATAATAAGGCTGGTACTCTGCATACTCTGGTGAGAGCCATTGCCGGTGTGCCGGTGTTCCGCTTCACGGCTACTGGTGACTTCCGCACTGGCGATACCTTTACGGTGGATGGGCAGAATGTGACGGCCCGTCTGCCTGATGGTAGTTCTCTTCCGGACTATGCGTTCCGTATCAACTCCAATATCATTGCGATTCAGTCCGGTGGTGTGCTGACCATCGTGACTAATGGTGCCTCTGTGGATTTGGACGGCTACATGAAAACTTCTGACTATGTTGGTTCCGGAGCGACTGGTAAAGTCCATGCGGCGGAAAGTGCCGATGCTGCGACTACCGCCACCACGGCTACCAATGCCACGAATCTCAATGGGCAGCCTGCGAGCTACTATGCGACCGCTGCGGCCCTGGCTCCCATGATTCAGAATGTGACGGCCATCCAGGTGGTAAGTGCGCTACCTACCAATCCGGTAGCGACTACGCTGTATCTGGTAACGGAGTCCTAATTAAATACAAGGGTGGTAGGGCGGGATAATCGACAGGAGGTATTTATCCATGATAGATAATATTAAAACAGCTATGGGAATACTGACAAGTGCAATGCAGTTCAGTGCTCTTTCTTCCAGTGAGCCAAAGGGGCTTGTAAGCCCTGCCGAGGCGCATATGTTCTTTGCGATTAGGGAGGCGATTAGGCTGATGGAACAAGAGGTGAGAGTATGAAATGCCCGTTTAGAATCAATGAGGTACATGATGTTTCTGTGAACGATGTGACCAAGGTCAATATGGAGTATGCGGAGTGCTATGGAGATGAATGTCCTTATTGGGGTAATCTTGATTATTCTCCGTATGGCCCAATGGACGGGTGCCGGAGGGCTGAAAAGGAGGTCGGCTGATGGATAGACGGACACGAAAAATCTTGTCAGGGCTGCACGATGATATCATTGAGATTCTGATGAAGTGCGAGGATATCGGGGAAGCTAAAGCAAGGTTAAGGCATATCCTGTTAGCGATAAATACGCTCTTGGTTGAGAGCAAGAAATAAGGAGGAATAACTATGGGTATTTCTTTTGGAAGCAAAAGTGTAAAACCATATGTGGGGAGTAAGGAAGTGCAGGAAGCGTATGTGGGAAGTCAGCTTGTGTATAAAGCAAGTTACCCTTATAAGTATGCTTTCCTTGGGACAGAGAATGACTATATGCTTGCGGATTGGTGTACTATTGGACAAAAGGTTGCTATTGCAAAATGGTTGGATATTTTTAGAATTGTTTTACCTTATACGGGCAGCCCTGATGCTAATGAAAACATTGTTATATTGAATGATATTGATAGCACAAAATATAAAGTGCTAAAATATACACATTTTGTGCAAAAACCGACAGCCACAACCTGCACTGTAACTTTTGGTAAAGGTAGTACATTGTTATCCCGCCAATACTATAATTTCCCTAATGTAACAGAAAAAGCATTAAGTTTTAATATCCCGGATGGAACAACTACCATAAGGTTAATCGGTGGAGTTAGCCTATACAGTTACCTTGACGCTATTAGAATTGAAGAATAAAGATCGGAAGA